AATATTCTTTATATTTAGAAGAAGCATTTATAAATAAAAATAAAGAAAAGTTAAAATTAATTAACTATGACGAGTTTTTTAATATTGATACATATAACAATTTAGAATGGTTAAAATTAGAAAATATTTTTGCGGGTAAACCGGTTAAATGTGATTATTTATTATCACTTTCAACTGAGAACAATGGTTCTTTTAAAAGAAAAAATATATGTTTTATTCATAGTTGTTATTTAAAAGATAAACAACTAAAACGTCTCGACTATTTAATTGATAAACTTAAAAATAGTGGACTAATACATCATCTTGAAGCAATTTATATTATTAATATAGGTATTCCAATAAAAGAAAACGTATATGGTACTAAATTTAATATTTGTAATTATTCTGATAATCCAAAATTATATGAAATACCAACTATAAATAAACTACACCAATTTTCTAAAGAAAATATGAATTGTAATATTCTATATTTACATACAAAAGGTATTAGTTATGATGATACTGATAAAAAAGAAAATAATTGGATAGATCTGATGTTATATTTTCTGGTTGAGAAGTTTGAATTATGTCTCAAAAAATTACAACAAGGAATTCAAGCAGTTGGTTGTAATTATATCAATGACAATATTCCTTCACATTTTAGTGGAAACTTTTGGTGGTCTGATTCACATTATATATCCAAATTACCTGGTCTAATTGAAAAAACCGAAAATGTTAATCCAAATGATGCGGAGTTTTGGTTGTGTAAAAATAACCCCTCTATATACGAATTACATAATTCTAAAATAAATCATTACAATAACGAATATCCGCCAGAAAATTATCGTATAAATTATGATTTATCGATTCAATCTAAATCGGAATTAGTAATAAATAAATTAAGCAATAATTATTCAAGCGCATGGTTAGGACATATGAGTTTTGCTTTTTTTTTAGTTCATTTATTAAAACCCTCTATTATTGTTGATTTAGGTGTTGACTATGGACATTCTACATTCTCATTTGCTTCGGCGCAACAAGGTATAGTATTTGGTGTAGATTCATTTAATGGTGATATACAAGCCGGAATTAAAAACACGTTTAATATTGTGAATGAATTAAAAAATGATTTTGTATTACAAGAATTATTAATAGACAACATTCATTTTATAAAAGGATATTTTGATGATATATTTAATAATTTTGACCAAATTATTGATATTTTACACATTGATGGACTACATACAATTGAAGCAGTCTCAAATGATTATAATAAATGGATTACTAAAACCAGTAATAATGCTGTTATATTATTTCACGATGTAATCTCTTATCCAGACTCTGTCGGCAAAGTATTTAATGATATTCAATATCCAAAATTTTATTTCACACATTCGGCAGGTCTTGGGGTTGTATGTAAAACCCAAGAATTATTAAATTTTATTGTAAGTAATACTGAGTTACCAAATAAAGAATATATTATACATATTAAACCCAAAATTAAACCCAAAATAATAGATTGTTTTATATTTTATAATGAATTAGATTTATTAACATATCGTCTTAATATATTAAATAATGTAGTAGATTTCTTCGTATTAGTGGAATCAACGCATACGTTTGTAGGAAAAGAAAAACCATTATTTTATCAAGAAAACAAACATTTATTTGAAAGTTTTAATCACAAAATTATTCATATAATTGTTGATGATTTTCCACATAAATATCCTGACATAAATATTGAAAATGGAGAATCATGGAACAATGAAAAATTTCAGCGAAATTGTATTTCAAGAGGAATAAATAAATTATCTTTACAAAAGAATGATATAATTACTATTACTGATTTAGATGAAATACTAAATCCTAAGATCTTAGAACAAATAAAAAATAATAGTATTGAAGTATCTATTAATACACTTGAATTGGACTTTTATTATTATAATTTAAATTCTAAAATGGACCATTTATGGTATCATTCTAAAATACTCACGATTGAAAAATATAATGAACTCAATCTGGAATGTGATAACATACGATTGTATAGTTATCCAATTATAAAAAATGCTGGATGGCATTTAAGCTATTTTTTCGATGAAAAGTTTATTAAAAATAAAATAGAAAATTTTGCTCATCAAGAATTAAACATCGACTCATTTACAAATGAAGAAAAAATAAAAAATCGCATAAAAAATAAACAGGACTTGTTTGATAGGGATATTAAAATATGTAACATTAATATTGAAGACAATGATAATTTACCGCTTGAATATGACACTTATTTAAAAAAATATTATACAAATTAAATTAATGTTAAATTAATGTGAATCGCTATAAAGAAAAAGAAAATACAGAAATTGGTTGCTTTGAAAGTTTATCATCTTATTACACCTTTTAACATTTCAAACGCCGATTATTTAGTCCTCTAATTTCCAATTATATTGTTTGATAAATGCCTTTTAATATTTATATATATTATAAATGCGAAGCAAAAAACATTTTAATCGAAATAGCAAAACTTTAAGGAATAAAATTAATAAATATATATTTAAAAATGATATATGTTGTGAAGATGATATAGATAGAAAATTAGCAATACAAGATATTTTTTCACTTTATAGTGAAATCGCTGATTTTATGAAGGAAAACGAAGACTATTTATCATATATAGATAACGACTTAGTTAATTTTATAGGTTATAAAATAGATTTACAGAAAAAAAATGACAATGAAGGTATAAGATTATGGAACAAAATAAGTAGTAAAATAACTTTACACCTTTTCTCATTTAAAACGCCCATTTTAAATGAAAATTCATAAATAATTCTTCTTGATTTTTCGTGTCTTATTTTTCTTGGATACATATTTTTCTGGTCTTTCGTAAGCACCCTTGATGATATTTCTGTATTTTTCTTTTGGTATATTTCGTATGGTATTTGTTATATTTTGTTTCAATTCTGCGTGGGTTAAACCATGTAATTTCTGTAATCGTGATTTCAACATGCTAAAATAGTTTTCAATAGAATTAGTAAAATGTTGATATGGAACAGCATACAATAAAAAATTATCCTTGTTTATAACTTCTTTTACTTTTTGATTTCTATGACTACTTGCGTTGTCTAAAATAATCAACTTATTTTTGTATTTTCCAACTATGTTTTTTTCAATAAATTCAACCATTCTATCCGCATTTATACCACTTTTTTCATATAAATCCCAACCAACTACACCATTTACAGAAATAGCAAATATTCCTGTATATTTCTTGAATACTTCTTGTGATTGCGTTTTTATTACACATCGTTTTCCTCTTTGACTATAACAATGATTACGTTTTTGTAATGATTTTACAGAGGTTTCGTCTATACAAATAATATCTTCTATTTTGTATTTTTTCACTTCATCGTAAAATTCTTTCAAATTATTATTTATATCAATATCCTTACCAAACCGCTTTACTGGTTCGTGTCGTATTCTTGTTAGTTTCAAAGTAATATTATTATCATTGATAATTCTATGAATATGTGATTTATTCAAATATAAATCAGGAAATTTATTTTCTAATAAATACAATAAATATTCAATTGTAATGGTTTGTTTTTCTTAATTTCTTCCAATAAAAAATCTACATGTTCTTTATGAACTTTATATGCTTTCGGTGTTCTTTCATATCCAGTAATTTTTCCATCTTTTTTGTATTTTTCAACCCACCGCATTAAACTTCTACGAGAACAATTAAATATTTTACAAACTTCTTCTTGTGTTTTATCTTCAACTAAATAATAATTAACAGCAGTTTCTTTATAATCAATACTTTTTTGTTTCATAAATAAATATTACATTTTTATTTTTATAATTTGAAAAATTTATTATTTTGTTTATTTTTTCATGAACGTGTTTTTCTATTTGATAAAAGTTTGCTTCTACGTTTTATTTTTTTTGTTCGTTTTCCTCTTTCTTTTTTAATTTTTTCACGATATTTAATTTCTGTTTTATCTAATATATGTAATAAACCCTTTTCCCATGCCTCTATAATTTCATCTACTTCTTTTGATTGTTTAGGATAATTTTGTAATGGAGAAAATGGTGATAATGTATCGTGTTTATCCTTTAATAATAACTCTAATAAAATACCTTTATGAATTGGATTATTATATTGAAAATTATCCAAAAAATAAAATTGTAATTCCATACTAAATCCAAAATTGTATAAAATATTTTGAACTTTATCTATTTCATTTTGTTCTAATTTTTCATTTTTTAACAATTTATCTATTATTGTTTGCGTAGGTACAATCGGTAAACTTTCTACATAAATTTTTTTTACTTCAAACCCATTTAAAATTTCTTTGTAATCTCTTTTAGAAAATGCTATTTCTGCTTTATTTGCTAAAATATTGAATTCTTCTATATTCGTTTCATCTTTACATCCATTAGTAAATATTTCTATTATATTATTGTTATTATCTTTAACATAAATGGATATAGTATAAGTAATTTTATCATCGTCAATATTATCAAAATCTCTATAACAAGGGTATCCTAATATTTTACCCATTTTTTTTGATGAAATATCTTTTTTGCCATTATAGTCCGTTTTAGAAATGATTACACCTTGATATTTTTCATAATCCGTACTCAATACTAAATCCGGAAAATATTCTTCAATTCGTTCTATAATAGATTTAGTTTTTGGGTCATTATGCGTTGCTTCTTTATAATCCGCAGGTTGAACCAACATAGCAGGTCTTACATTTTCATTTACTAATATACAATTCAAAATAATATCAATATCTAAATATTTTTTTTCATTAACGGACATGTTATATATATAAAATAGAAAAAGTATTGTTAATTAATATAAAAATATTTTTATTATAATAATTATGGAAGAAACAAATTTATATAATAAAATTAAAGAATTAGAAGATGAAAACGCTTTGTTGAAAGAAAAATTAAAGAATTATACACTTTCTTATTTTTTTTGCTCTATAAAATGGGCGTTTTAAATGAGAAAAGGTGTAAATAAAAAGCCAAATAAAGAAAAAATAATAGAATTCTTAAATGAAGTTCCATTATATTATTTATTATATTTCTTAGGTTATGCTTATTATAAATATAAAGAAATAAAGTTATTTTAGATAACATTGAAGATAAATAATAGGCGTTTGAAATGTTAAAAGGTTTAAAATATTTAATAAAACTGATATAATGATTATTTAATGATTATTTAATATATTATAATCACGATGAATGTAGCCGAAGAATATTGTTGGCCTGGTTACGATTTTAAATACCATTATTCAGACGCTCTAACCAATGATGAAGAACATTTAAATTCAGTATTCTATACAGGTAATCAATTAATTCTAGTATTAAAAGATGATGTGTGTATATATGTTACGAATCATAAAATTGAATGGCAACCTATATTTTATTATATTAAAGTACAAAATAAAGAAATAACTTATAGAGAATTATTTAGACAATTAGATGAACAAACGACGCAGTACAAAGATATTTTAAAATATACAAACCATCACTTTATAGAAGATATTGTACGAATTAATGACCTACAATATGAAATAGATTGTAGTAGTTAATATTCAAAATTTAATAATGAATATTAACTATCAAAAATATACATTTTAAATAAATTTATAACATAATCAGGAGAATATAATTTATATGCGTTCCAATCATTCCTTGATTTTATAATCGTTTTTATATTTTTAAATATATTCATAAGTTCAGCTTTTGAATTATATATAATTGCCTTATCTCCTAATATTTTAATGTGTTCTAAATCACCACAATTACACGTAATGATTGGTTTATTTTTACTAGAAAACTCAGCAATAGAGAGACCAAATGTTTCACCCATTTGTCTAGCGTGTATCATTACATCGCAAGTATTAATAAATTTTACTTTATAATCTAAATCTATATTTCTGTCTAAATAAATAATTTTAGGGTGTTCATAAAATTTATTCGTATTCATGAATAAAAAATAAGCATTTTCGTTATTTTGTAAATAATCTTTAATTGCATCATGGGCCAGATTTATATTGAACTCATCTGTTCCTCCATATCTTCCAAATACTATAGCATCATTTGGTATTTGTAATTCAATTCTCAAATTTGTGTCATTTATTGGTAAACTTACGATATACGGTATAACTGGGATATTTGTATTATTTTTGTGATTTAGCATTTCTGAAATACTAATATAAAAATCACCTTCCGGATATGTAGTACCAAACACGCAATGTTTAATGGTTTTACAATTTTCCCATAATTTTTTATTATGAAATTCATAAATATCACCTCCTCCGCCAAATGTTTGCGTATAAAAAAAAGATAATTTATATTTTTGAATAATATCTTTCATATCATTAATATTACTAATTTCTATAATTGGAAATCTTTTATTAAATTTATTATAACTATATCGTTGCGTAGGAAAATTTATTTTTCTTTGCGTTTCTTCTGTTAAACAAATTATATAACTTGTATTATTTAAAAGTTCTTCATTATATTTTGCATAATCATATATTGCTACTTCGGTTCCTCTTTCTGTAAAATGTCTTACAAAAAAACCAATATTCATGTATTATAATTTTAATATATCATTAGTTATTTATATCATTATTTTAATTTTCAACGATTCATAATAATGAAGAAATAAATTATGGCTTTAATATTTCAAATTGTAAAATGTAGATAAAAATAAAATACATAAAATAATAATCAAACATAACTTTATATATATTGATGGTTGCCACGAACCAGATTTTATAAAGAGAGATATGGAAAACTCTTTTCAATATTTTAGAAAAAATATACTAAAATATGAAATAATTCATATTGAATATCAATTGGCTATAAGAAAATATTGAAATGTATAATAATTTGTAATAATTTGTAATTATTTCGTTTACATTGTTTTATTTTTGTAGGTAAACTTATTATAATGGATATTTTAGACCAAATTATTAAATATCAAATGATATTTTCTTACGAAAATAATTTAAATTTTAGAAATCAGTTGGTTAATACATTCCAGAATCATTATACTCAAAATATAAAATATCATTTAATGTGGATGTTTTTACATTCTTTTTCATTTGCCTATCCGGATGTTCCAAGCGATGAATATAAAATAGAAACCGCAAACTTTATTGCAAATATTATTCCAAAAAACTTGGGTGGTTGTAGTGGTTGTCAAAATGATTATAAAACATATATTGAAAACCTTAATATATTTAAAATAGTTTCTTCTAAACAAGAAATATCAACTTTTTTTGTTAACCTTCATAACTTTATTAACAATAACAAGTTTGAAAAAAAATATTATACGTTAAATACACACGATAAAATTATTATTCTCACAAATGGAAAAGATAAACTATCCACTCCAGTATTTGTAAATTATGATGATGTTAAAAAATATTATGAAACAACTGATTTTATATCGTTATTAGAAGCCAGGTTCAATATAAATATGTTTAGTCTGATTCACCACGAATTGTTGTCGTCATTTTATGATGAATTTAACAAAATTAATTTTAATTCA